CAATCTTTCGAATACAGTAGATTAGACGGAGCAGGAGAGTCCGTTATATTTACTGTATTCGATGATAATTGGCAAGAGATGGAGAAAGTACTTGCTGCTAATTACAACAATATCTATATAGAGTACGGATACTATGGTATAGGAGTAAAATCAAAGAGAGTTAAATTAATGCTACTAAATTATAGTTTATCTTTCGAAGATACAGGTACTATCCTCTCAGTAGAAGCTGTAACAGAAGGTGTAGTGGATAATTTAACTCAGACTAGTATAGTATTAGATACGTATAATCCTACAGAAGCTGTAAAGAAGATATGTGAATATCTTGGATATACTGTACTAGATGAAAACTTCGATGAATCCCAAGACGTACAGGCAGACAATCCTTTTAATATAATAGAAGATTTTCCTATCACTTACATCTATGATACTATTATCCCACAAGCTTCACAAGTAGGAGAAGAATTATTCAGTTTCGATATAGACTCAGAAGGAGTAGCTTACTTTAAAAGAGAAGGATACAGTACTACTAGGACAGATAATCTTCGTACTTATATTGTAAGAAAAGGATATGATAGTTCAGTAATAGACTTCACTGTAGATATAAAAGGAGTATTCGGAGGTAGTGGTACATTCGAAATAGCTACTGAATACAGAAGTTCTGTATTCGATACTAAGACGAAGAATCAAGAGTACTATGAAGTTAATAAAGGAGATACTATCACTACAGCTACAGGAGATATAGTTCATACTAAGTTCGACCAGTCAAGTGTACTAGTAGAACAGTCAGGGTACACACCATCGCAGACGAAGAGTAGAGTGTATTATGATATGAAGTCCATGATACATGATGGTTACTCTGCTACCTTGACTATATTAGGTGATCCTACTATACAGATACATGACTTTGTTAGAGTAATTAATATGACAGACTCAGGACATCTACATCATACTTCAGGAGTCTACTGGATCCAAGGTATTACAGATTCTATCCAAGGTGGTAGTATGACTACAACACTGAAGTTGCTGAAGAATGCAACTGCAGGAGATATAGATGGATTAGAGATACTCCACTCTAAGCCTATACTGAAATAGAGGTGAGTATATGTTTAAGAACGCTTACACGAGAACCTACTCGTCTATTTATAGAGGAATAGTAGAAGACAATATAGACCCTGAGAATTTAGGGAGATGCAAGATTAGAGTTCCTTCAGTACATGGAGAACTTACTTATCCTGTAGAGATACTACCTTGGGCTAGACCTATAGTCTTATCTCCTATAAGTAAAGAGCGAGGAAGTGTTCACATACCTGATAAAGGAGATATAGTATGGGTATTCTTCGAAGGTGCAAATAGAGATTTTCCTGTCTATATAGGAGGTACTTATGGTATAGGAGATATAGAAATCAAGAATGACGTAATAGATTTCTATATAGAAAAAGATAATAAAATTTCTTATAATAGGAGTACTAACACCTACCATATCATGATAGGAAATAATTCCATTACAGTAAGTCCTAAGAATATTACTATTGAAGGTAGTGTCTTAGTAAAAGGAGATATGAAAGTCTCCGGAGTTATTGAATCTGATACTGATGTATTATCGAATGATATTAGTCTTATATCTCATAGACATGGTGGAGTAATGCTAGGAGTAGGATCTACTGGAGGTCCTAGAGGGAGGTAATAAATGGCACAGTCTAATAACTTAATAGGTAGAGGTCCTTCATTTCCTTACAATAAATCTTCTTCAGGAGGACTAGAGTATACTGAAGATATAGCTCGTATCAATCAAAGTTTATTTCTGATATTTGAAACTCCTAAAGGTAGTAGATTGATGATGCCTGAATTTGGATCTGACTTACGAAAGTATAAGTTCGACCCTCTAGATAGAGTACTGATGGAAAAGGTTAGATACACTATAACTGAAGACATCAAGAGATGGGAGCCTCGTATATCATTGTCTAGTATAGAATTTTTACTGGATGACGATGTCATTGATAATAACATACTCTATGTATCTATAAGCTATAGAGTAATAAATACTAATGTACCTGCTAATTATGTATATCCTTACAGATTAGGTACGTATGATACAAATGAAATAAGCTATAACTAAATAAGGAGGTACAGGATGTCAGAGAATAATATATTTTCTTATACGAGACGTGATTATGAGAATTCACGTCAAGAAGGAATATCTAAAATCCCTATTATCAGTAATGGAAAATGGACAGACTTGAATGTGACTGATCCTGGTATAATCATACTAGACTATGTACATGCATTAGTGGATATGATGCAATATTATCAAGATCATCAAGCATTAGAAGCTTTCATCACTACTGCAAAAGAGAGAGCTAACATATTCAGACTAGCTAAGCAGCTATCCTATGATATTAGGTCATCTAAAGGAGCTATATGTGATGTAGAGTTCACTAGTTCATCTATATATGGACATACAGTAAAGATACCTAAACATACATCTCTTTCTACAAAGTCAGGTATAAAATATTTGACTATGCAAGATGCTTATTTATTAGCAGGAGAACATAGAGTAGTAGTGCCATGTTATCAAGGTAAATTAGTGACTATTAACTATAAAGGTACTGGAATCTCTAGATTCAGTAACGTAGTAGGTGCTAAGAATCAAAGTATTAGATTAGTAGACAATAATATAGATATAGAGTCTATTGAAATAATTGATGATAGAGAAAGATTATGGAGTCCTATTGATTATATCATATTCTCTACAGAACTAGATAGAGTTTATCAATCAGAGTTAAATACAGACAACTCTATCACTATTTATTTTGGAGATGGACTGAGAGGTATAATTCCTAGTACTGAAGATGATCTTACTATTTCATACATATCTACTCTAGCTGAGGAAGGAAGAGTTGAGAGTAATAGTATAACAATCCTCGAGACAAGTATAAAAGATGATACTGTAGGATATATAGAATTCTCAGTAAATAATAACAATCCTAGTACAGGAGGTTCCTCTTCACAATCTAGTAGAGAAATTAGAGAGACAGCTCCAGGAGCTATCAAAGCTCAAGGAAGAGCAGTTACTTTAGGAGATTATGAAAGTTTAGCTAAGTTAGTAGATGGAGTTGCAGATGCTAAAGCTTATGATATCAATACACTACCTGATCTCTGTCTCTATCATGAAGTGAAGGTAATAGTAGTTCCTAAAAACTCAGAAGATTCCTTAGATACATTAAAAAAGATAGTATATGACTATCTATCTAGGAGAGCTATTCCTCCTGTAAATGTACAAGTAATTACTCCTTCTTACATTTACTTAGATTTAAGTGTAACAATAGAGAAAAGATATAATAATATATCTGATAGTAGACTCCAGTACAATGTAACTCAAACTATAATAGACTACTTCAAGTCTAGAGAAAGAGATATAGGAGAATCATTCTATCCACTGAGTTTAGCTACTACTATTATGAGTATAGAAGGAGTTAAAGATGTGGCGATCACTCCTAATGAAGTATATCATATCGGAGAATTCTCAGCTATAAAATTAGGTAAATTAGATTTACATATAAGATAAGGAGGATACTCATGACTGATATAAGTTCATTTATTAGGTCTCACTTACTAGAACCTTTGAAACAGTATCCTACAGTTATACAGGATACTTTAATAGAGATAATTACACAGAAATTACAGACTCTATATGAGTACACTGTAAGATTCCCTGAAATTGTTTCTCCTTCTAGTAATAGATTAGATATTCTGAAGACTATAGCAGAACAATTCCTCTTTACTATTAGAGAAGATGCAGATATAGAGGAACAGATAGCTATCTTAGATAATATACTGTATGTGTACAAGATGAGAGGGTCTGTGGACACTATAGAAAATATGTGGAAGTATTATGGAGGTACTCTCCCTAAAGATGTAAAAGTAATAATACCTTCATATACTATATTCAGATATAGTATGTCTAAGTTGTCAGGTACTCATAAATTCATAGATGGAAGATCTAGTTATGTAGAATTAGACACTCCTGCTCCTGAGAATATTCCTTCAGGTACTTTAGTATACGATATATACAGTGATAATTATAAAGCTACTCTAGGAATATTGGAAAATACTACTCGAGTACTCCTCACTAATATTGATAATTTAAATATAGGAGATATACTACGAATAGGAGATTATTATGAAGGTAAGATAGTTAGTCTCTATGAGAATAAAACTCCTACTATGAATCGTTCAGGAGTCTACGAGATAAGACTCACTAATAATACATACCCTATACCTGACTTGAAAGAATTCTTAATAAAAGAATTAGTAGCAGCAGGTAATTATATTTATTTCACTAACACTCTCCATATGGATGTTAATCAAACGGATGAGAATTCTAATTACTATAGGTACTCTGTTAATGAACATACATTATTACAGATACAGTTAGATGTATTAAAGGCAAGACAAGGACTTATGTTGAGTGGATATAATCCCTTAAGTCCTAATCCTAAATTCTCTGAAGAAGAGATAAATGAGATGCTCCGACGAGGGTTTACTGAGACAGATATAGAGAGGATGACAACTCCTAGAGATGCTAATGACTCTCTATGGTCAGGTAGAAGATCTATATTCTTAGAATTGACTAGACTTATAAATCTCCCGATGATAGAGCTAAATAATTACAGTCCTTATAAATTCTTAGGAATTTCTATGACTATGTTCCCTGATATAGAAAAGATAGTCTATAGTATAAATAGTAATAAAAGTTATGATCGTATCATAGAATCAATTCTGTACTGTACTCCTAGTACGTCTTCATACTATATGTCTCGTCACTTATATAATAGAAATGGAGAACTGTTAGAATCTAATTATCCTGGATATTTCATATTAGGAGAATCTCTTTTAGGAGAAGCTATAAAATAAATGTTTAAGATGAAGGGGAGGAGAATATGGATTTCACAATAGGTGAAAAACTCCAGCATACTTACACTAAAGAAGTACTTTGGGTACTCCGTATAGGTAATGAGCAGATATTATGCAGAACTAAAGATTTAAGAGAGATATGGTTCTATCCTTATGAGTTAGAGAGAATAGATTCTGTAACTGAGAGTAGACGTAGTAAAAGATTTTTATGATTCAAGGTAGATAGTAGGTGAAATTTTGATTTCTATAGTAGGTACTAGAATATACATATATCAGAGTATAGATTATGCTTTTAGAGTCAAGTATAGAAATTCAGAAGGAGATATCTTTAACTTTACTCCTACAGATACTATAACTATGATAATCCGTGATAGAGATACTGAAAAGATTATTCTCTCTAAAGTAGCTGAGTCTATAACTATAAACGATGAACCATGTTCTATAATCGTATTTACTTCTCGAGATATGATACCTAAAGGAGACTATAAGTATGATCTAATACTAGGTACTATAGATGACTCCAAACATATGTTGGTTAGTAAAGCTGATTTAAATGTACTAGAGGATAGAACCCTTACAAGAGATCTACCTCAATTAGGAGAATTCGAACCTCATTCTTTAGAAGACATAAATAGCAATACTATGTCTCTCAGTAAAGATGAACTAATATGTAATTTTACTCCTATCATAATTAATAAGGAAGAAGCAGAAGGAACTCTCATATTATTCAATAAGATAAATAAAGTTGATGATACAGACGAAGATACTACTGAAGGTGATTTAATACTATTTGACCCTAAAGTAGAAAATTCTGAAGATACTCTAATATTATTCTAGGAAAGGAGAGAGTTATATGGCTAATTACAAAGTAGCTTACGGTCATAAAGATAATATAGACTTAGCTATTACCTTAGGAGTTATACCTCCAGGTAGTATAATACTCACAGAAGATTCTAATGAAATTTTCTTCTATGACCTTAATAATAGAATAAAGACTTATGAACAAAGATATAAATTTGAGTCCTATGAGGAAGCTGAGTCCTGGGTACAGAGATACAATTGTCAGGGGCAGATTCTTTCTGTCCATGAAGTTGATAAATGTAATCTGTATATAGTAGAGTACGATAACCAGTTACGTAAATTAGGTGCAGACTACAAAGCATCTGATAAGAACCCTACTATAGACGACATTGGATATGACCTACTTACTCACTGGATTAATGTTGTAACTGAAGATGTATACATCTTAGTTTCTTTAAAAGATAATAAAGCTTCTTGGAAGAAACTAGTAACAGATATTACTGATTCTAAAGATTTATCTTATAAGTTCACTCAGTCTACTAAAGCTTCTAAGTGGGTAATAGACCACAGTCTAGGAAAATATCCTTCAGTCTCTGTAATAGATGATTTAGGTAATGCTGTAATAGGTGATGTAGCTTATATTGATGAAAATTCTATCTATCTAGAATTCACTAGTCCTGTTGCAGGTTACGCTTATCTCAATTAAGAAAGGAGGTTCCTAGAGTGCGTCGTTATTTGACTGATATCGATATGAGCAAGAATACAGTAAAGAATGCTAGATTTCATCCAGATATAGAGGCTCCATCTTCTCCTGTAAGTGGTATGTTCTGGACAGATACTTCTGTATTTCCTAATAAGTTATACTGGTATGATGGAGAAAAGTGGGTCCCTTTAGGAGTTAGTACTCCTGATAAATTTCCTGAGAAGGTAGAACCTTCTATTAGAATTACACTATCTGATGTTGATGCATCAGGAGCAGAAGTAGGTTCGACTATTCCTATCTCCTATAGTACTGTATTCCATCCTGGTTCCTATACATATTCTAACGATACAGGTGTAGTTCTAGAGAGCTTAAGAGTATACGATAACAATACTCCTCCTCACGAGTCTAGTGATGCTTCAGATACATTTGAACAAGTAGTTATAGGAGATACTACAGAATATAAAATCTTTGTAGAAGCTACTCACTCTGCAGGGTATGTCCCTCTGACAGAGCAAGGGAATCCTTATCCTGAGTCTCAGATTTCTGCAGGTACTAAAAAGTCTTCTACGAGTGCTATATCAGGATTTCGTAAGTATTTCTACGGATCTATTATATCTCCTATAGAATTAAATTCAGGTAATATTAGGTCTCTCACTCATAGTAGTGTTCCTGCTTCTGAAGGTACTACATTCGATCTAGATATATCAGAAGGGACTAATCAAGTTGTGATAGCATTCCCTACAAATCTTAATCTATCTTTATCTAGTGTCATAGATACAGGAGCTTTCAATATCAACGTATATGATGTATTTGAAAAAGTGAACGTAGAAGTTGAAGGTGCTAATGGTTATGATCCTATTAGCTATGATGTATACGTTTACTCTCCTGATGTAAGTCTTAGTAAGAATCTTTATAAAGTAACTATATCTTAAGAAAGGAGTGAGACTATTGGCTAGTTATGTCGAAAATTTTAAAAGTAAAGTAGACTTTCCAAAACCTTTTCAACGTACAGGTAAATTCCCTATAGACCGTACGGATTTATTCGATAGTTATGCAGATGCTGTAAAATATGCAGCTGGTAATAGATCTGATCCTGATAGTCGAGGACTGTGCGGTACATCGTATATAGGACAGATAATTACTGTATATGAGGATGACGTAGTTACTGTCTATAAGATTGATGCTGACCGTACTTTAAAAGAAATAGGAGCTGCTCCTGACTTCCAGACAGGTTATATGCCCTCTACTCTTATTGCAGGGACTACATCTGTAGATATCAATATCCCTGAAGGTAGTAACTTCGTTGATGCAGTAGTTAAGGATTCTACTGGAGAGCAGGTATTGACTGATGTATTATGTAAAGACAATTTAGTAACTATCTCTGTCTCTGAAGCTCTTTCTTTTGATCTAAGTATCATAGTAACGTATTACAGGTAGGAGGTAGTATCATGAAATTTTTCGGAAGAATCTCAGACCCTAAAGATGTTACTACTAAAGAGTATGTAGATAGTAAATTTAAAGAACTCGATGAATCTAAAGTAAATTCGAAAGACATAGAAGAGTATACTCCTCAGGATGTAGAATCTCTTTGGTCACAATTGTTTAATACTAGTAGCAATACTAGTAATTAATAAATTTTATTTGGAGGTAATTCTATTATGGCAACAAACTACAAGCATTTAGGTAATGATGGTTTACAGAAATTACTACAGTTATTAGTTACTGAATTCAGTAAGGTTCAGTATGAAGAAGCTGGTAAGGGTCTATCTACTAACGACTTTACTAATGAGCTTCTTGCAAAGCTGAATGGTATCGAAGAAAATGCTAATAACTACATTCATCCCGAATACACAGCTCGTGATATCGGACTTTACAAGGTTCAGGTAGATGCTACAGGTCATGTTGTAGCAGTATCTGCAGTTGAGAAGGCTGACATCACAGGTCTTGGTATTCCTGGTCAGGATACTACTTACGTATTAGCTACTGCAGAAGCTGACGGTCTCATGTCTAAGGGTGACTTCAGTAAGTTAGCAGGTATCGAAGAGGGTGCTAATAAGTACGTTCACGCTACTCACGGTGCTTACGACGCTGGTATCTACAAGATTACTGTTGATGGTGAAGGTCATGTAACTGCTGCATCTGCTGTTACTAAGGCTGAACTTGATGCTATCATTGGCTTAGCTACTCAGTCTGAAAATGGTCTTATGTCTAAGGAAGACAAGGCTAAGGTTGATGGTCTTAAGGCTCTTGCTTCCAAGGATCAGGTTGCTGAAGGTGATTTAGAAGAATCTCTTAAGGCAAAGGTTAACGCTTCTCACAGCCATACTAATAAGGATCTTCTTGATACTTACACTCAGTCCAATGAAGATTTAGCTGATGCTGTTACTAAGAAGCATAATCATGAGAATGCTGATGAGCTTAATAAGATCGCTGCTGGCGATAAGGAAAAGTGGGATGGCATGCAGGCTGCTGCTGAAGCAACTGCTGCTGCTGAGTTAAAGAAGGTAGTAGAAGGTACTATCGCTCAAAATACTGCTGCTGCCGCTGCTGCTCAGTCTACTGCTGACGAAGCTAAGGCTGCTGCCGTTACTAATGCTGCTAATATCACATCTGGTGATGCTGCTACACTTCAGTCTGCTAAGGATTATGCAGATGCTGCTGTTAAGGCTCAGATTGCTGCTGCTTACAAGGCATCGGGTACAATTGTTTACGAAGAACTTCCTGAACCTGCAGAAGCAGTTCTTGGTAATGTTTACAATATCTCCAACGACTTCACTACTGACGCAGACTTCGTTGAAGGTACTGGTAAGCAGTATAAGGCAGGCGTTAACGTTGCTATCGTAGAGATCGATGGAGCTTATAAGTATGACGTAATGGCTATGAGCTTCGACGGCTTTGTTCAGGAAGCTAATATTTCTGAATACTCTGCTGACGATATTCAGACTCTCTGGACTAACGCTGGATTTACTGCTTAATCATAGATTCGCAAGATATAATTATTGAATTATAAAGGTGAGGTGAGTTAACTCACCTCACCTTTATACTATAATCAATATAATATCGATAGGAGGTCATAAATTGTCTGACTCTAAATTCAAAAATCTAGGAGATACTGGAATAACTAAGATATTCCAGTTAATGAAAGGTGCTCTAGACTCCATCGAAACTACATTTTATGTAACTGTATCTGAAAGTGGTGGAGTATATACCTCTGATAAATCTGTAGAAGAGATATATAATGCTATAGCTGAAGGTAAGGTAGTAATCTGTACTACAACTATAGATAATTTAGAATACCATCTACCGTTAGTTCAAGTATCAGAGGATCGTGCTTTCTTCTCTTCTACAGTAGATAGTGAGTGTACTTGTATAGTAATTGATCTTAATGAAGTCTTAGTAGAACAGATGATAGTAGCTACAGAAGATGATTTAAACTTCTACGTTATATTAGATATGGAAAATGGTATGGAGTCTGAAGAAGGTTATATTATCTGTCCTACTGACAAGACATATGCTCAGGTACTAGATGCTTACAGTGCAGGTAGGTCTATGTATGCTAAAGTTAATTTGGATGATAATATATACTTAGTACCTCTAGTTTCTAATGAGTCTGGAAATCTTATGTTTATGATATTCACAGGTGCTGAAGTATTAGCTATACAGATACCTAGTGATACAGATAATATAGCTGCTTTACTGATATTTAGTATCTCAGAGCAGTTAGGCATAGATAAAGTTGAGAATAAATCCTCTGAGGATATACGCAATGAGATTACTGCAATGAATATCGTGAGTGCTTTAGGATTTGTTCCTGGTCAGTATAATTCAGACTACTTAGATGTCCAAGGTAATCCTGACGGTACTAATAATGTTATTAAACATGTTGGAGATATGTACGATGCAGTATTCCATAATACCTTCGTATACTGTAAATATAATGATTTATCTACTGGACGTCTCATAAATTTGTTCTTATCAAAAGTATTCTATGAGGGTGGACAGTATATATATGTATTTTCTAATGTCGTAGATAAAGAGATATATCGACTATATTACTATCAGGAAGCTAGTACTGTTCAAGTTTCTCGTACGCCTATCTATGACAATGCTACTACTGATGCTGACGGTCTTATGTCTAAAGAGGATAAAGAGAAGTTAGAGGGTATTACTCCAGGAGCTAATAAAATTAGTATTAATGTAGGTACTACAACTACAGGAGCTCCTGGTAGTTCTGCTAGTGTAACTAACTCAGGTACTACTACTGACCTTGTTCTGAACTTTACTATTCCTCAAGGTCCTAAGGGAGATAAAGGTGACCAAGGTATCCAGGGTGTCAAGGGTGATACAGGTACTGCTGCTACTATCTCCGTAGGGACTGTTACCACAGGTGCAGCAGGTAGCTCTGCTTCAGTGTCTAATGCAGGTACATCTTCTGCAGCTAAATTTGATTTCACTATTCCTAAAGGTGATAAAGGTGACAAGGGAGATAAGGGTGACCAAGGTATTCAAGGTGAGAAAGGTGATACTGGCTCACAAGGACCTAAAGGAGATACAGGTACTGCTGCTACTATCACTGTTGGGACAGTAACTACTGGCTCTGCTGGTTCCTCAGCTAAGGTAACTAACTCAGGTACATCATTTGCAGCTAAACTTGACTTTACTATTCCTAAAGGCGATAAAGGTGATAAGGGAGATAAGGGTGATACAGGTTCCCAAGGACCTCAAGGTGATAAAGGTGACAAGGGTGACCAAGGTATTCAAGGACCTACAGGGTCTCAAGGTCCTAAGGGTGATAAAGGTGATCCTTTCTCAATCTCTAAAGTATATGCTAGCGTATCTGCTATGAATGCTGGATACTCCTCTGACGGAGTACCTGTAGGTGGATTTGTTATTATCGATACAGGTAATGTAAATAATGCTGATAATGCTAAACTTTATTATAAAGGCTCCTCTTCATATCAGTATCTGACAGACTTGTCAGGTGCTCAGGGTATCCAAGGACCTCAAGGTCCTCAAGGTGATCAAGGTCCTCAAGGACCTACAGGAGCAACAGGTGCAACAGGTACTGCTGCTACTATTACTGTTGAAACAGTGACTACAGGAGCTGCAGGTACTAATGCATCTGTAACTAATTCAGGTAATAGCTCAGCAGTTAAACTTAACTTTACTATCCCTAGAGGTGCAACAGGAGCTCAGGGTCCACAAGGTGATACTGGACCACAAGGACCTCAAGGCGATAAGGGTGATAAAGGTGATGCTGGTACTAACGCTACTATCACAGGTGCTACTGCTACAGTAGATGCTAATGTCGGTACTCCTTCAGTTACAGTCACTCCAGGAGGTACTGCTTCTGCTAGAACTTTCGCTTTTGCATTCAAGAATTTGAAAGGTGCTAAAGGCGATAAGGGTGATACTGGAGCAACAGGTCCTCAAGGACCTCAAGGTGATAAGGGAGATAAAGGTGATACTGGAGCAACTGGCACGACTCCTACTATCAAGGTTGCTAACGGAACTAATGTAGGTACCGTAGGTACTCCTAGTGTAACTGCTAGTACTTCAGGTACTACTACTACATTTACCTTTGATTACTTGAAAGGTGCTAAAGGTGATAAAGGTGATACTGGTGCAACAGGTGCTACAGGAAGTAGAGGTACTGGTATCCTGAAAGTTACAACAGCTCCTTCTAGTTATACTACGGCTATAGGTAGTTATACACCTAAATATCGTATTGCCTTATCAACAGTAAAGAGTCAAAGCGATGTTTCAGAAGTATTAATAGGTGATATTATTATTTGCTCCTATTATATGTATAAAGTTGACTACCTTGATAGCTCCTATGCTTATATCAGTGAGACAAGAGTCTCCACTAGAGGATCAACAGGTGCTACAGGATCTGCTGCTACGATTAATGTAGGTACTGTTACTACAGGTGCAGCAGGATCTTCTGCTTCTGTAACTAACTCTGGTTCCACTAGTGCTGCTGTATTAGACTTTACTATCCCTAAGGGTGACAAAGGTGATAAAGGTGATAAGGGTGATACAGGAGCTACAGGTACTGCTGCTACTATTTCGATAGGTACCGTAACTACAGGAGCTGCAGGAAGTTCTGCTACTGTTTCTAATGCAGGTACATCCTCTGCGGCTAAACTTAACTTTACTATCCCTCAAGGAGCTAAAGGTGATACAGGAGCTACAGGTACTAGAGGATCTCAGATTTACTCAGGTACAGGTGTAACAGGTACTAGCACTACAGCTACTGTCTTTAGTGGGTCTGGTGTTAGCTCTGCTTTAGTAAATGATATTTATATCAATACTAGCACATTCAACTATTATCAGTGTACTACAGCAGGTGCAGCTTCTGCTGCTAAGTGGGTATATAAAGGATGTCTCAAAGGTGCTACAGGTACAGCAGGTACTACTCCGACTATTAAGGCTGCTAGTGGTACTAATATAAGTACCGTAGGCACACCTTCTGTAACCGCCTCAACTTCAGGCACTACTACTACATTCACCTTTAATTATCTAAAAGGGGCTAAGGGAGATAAAGGTGACAAGGGTGACCAAGGTATTCAAGGACCTGAAGGTCCACAAGGTCCTGCAGGTACTAACGCTACTACGACAGCTGTTGTATCTACTAGTGCTAATGGTCTAGCTCCTAAGAGAGATGGAAGCACTACTAAGTTCCTGAGAGGAGATGGCACTTGGGCAGCATTACCTGCAGCTAGTGGTACTGCAGCAGGTATTACTATTGTTTATCCAGCAGCTAGTTGTACTACATTCTCTAGTGACTCTGGTACTGTAACTCCTCTTGCAGTTCAAAAAGGTGCTAAGATGTTCGCTATTACTAGACCTTCTTCTACTACTAGTAAAGCTATTACTAGATATAGCAATACAACTGGTGATGTTCAAAATTCTAACATTATCATTGAAGACGTAACAAACACAAGAGATGGTAGTAAGGCACAGGTAATTGCAATTCCAGCTTCTGATGGCAAGAAAATGGTCTATGGTTACTGTACTGACCAGATTGACGGTACATCATTTATTGGTGGTGTATTTGACCAATCTGCTACATCATATCCTTATAATGCTGGTCTTGCCATTGGAGGAACTTCTGGCAATCTTTTATGGAAAGGTGTTAGGATTGACGGTGGTGCAGGCACTGACTATACAACATTCCGTCCTAGAGGTATAGCACTAATGGACGCTGAGCCTGACTCCATATCTAATGGCTGTATCGTAGGTGTTTATGAATAAATAAAGTCATGTCTAGATAAACAAAGGAGGTAATCAAGGTATGGCTGAAATGATTGATGCTCTAGATAACATAAAGGTTATTAGTGCTACACTCCCAAAAGGTCGTATGAAAGGTGATGTTGACGGCGACGGAGTCATCGCAGAAAATGATTATAAGTTGATTCTGCAAGCAATATCTGGCACAACATCTCTTGATGATATACAAAACTGGTGTGGTGATGTCGATAATAGTGGCAAGGCAGATAGTAGTGACTCTGTACTACTAATGAACGTCGTAGCTGGGAGAGAGACTGTTCTGACATCTGTTCCAACTATGGCTGATTATTATGGTAATTGGACATGGGTTAAAATAGATGACTTAAGTGGATATTTCTATTACGATATCCCTGTTGCGACAGCGACTATAGGTTCAACAGCAGCATTAGCAACATCAGATGATGCAGATATGTTTATTGACTTTGAGTGTAGAGATGGCTCTATAAGAGTATATGCTAAAAGATTACCTCTTGAATCCACTGAGATTTCCATCTCAGTGGATTCAGAGCCTACTAATAAGACCTCTACACTAATAGGTAATCAATATTCTAACAATAGAGTATACAGAGGTATTAGACATTACGATCATCTCCCTATAACTAGTGAAGATATCCACGAATATGCAGATACAGTTTATATGAAAACAGCTTATATCATGAATAACATATTAGGCTGTGGTATCTTAAATACTCCTTCTATCACTACATCAGGTGATGGTATCAGTCTCAGTGAACCTGCTGTATTGCTCGTAAATGGTGATGTATCTTTGATACAGTCTGATGATAATACTCCTCTCGTATCTAAGTCTGCTATTGCTACTGCTAATCACTCCTCAGGTACTGTATGTATTGTAGGATGGTATCAGCATCTATTAGCTACTAGTAAAATGAGAAATTATGGAGGGGTCTATAACTCGATAATCCCTAATACTCTCTTAGATAATGAACTCAATATACAACTATCTACTAGATATCAATTTAGATGGATGCCTGTACTAATAGCTACAGAGTCTATATCTAGTGATACTATAACCTTTGATATAGAAAGTCTTAGAGAAGATGGTAGTAGTACAGGAGATGTACATACTATAATAGCTAAGAAAGATGAAAGTATCTTTAAAGCTTCTGCTCCTTCTTCTATGACGTATTCCCTGTCAGGACTCTATGTAATACCTCTACTGAAGTATTCATATTCTAGTAGTTCAGGTACTATTACAGGTACTTCTCCTTACTTACCTGTGAAACCTAAAGGAGGATCCTCAGGTTTCATTAAAAGTGACTCCGAGCCTATAGGAGATTATGCTGAAGGTACTACATGGTATAATCCATTAACTAGAGAGTTCAAGACTTACGTAGAAGGTGTAGGATTCGTTGATAGTGCCTCTACTATGGGATTCTTACAATATCAGTCTGTATATACTGTACCTAATACAATTTATGAAGAACAAGATATTGTTGTCCCCATTGAGATAAGTGAACTACAAGAAGGAGATATCTTACAAGTAGTTTATGAAGGACTAGTATTGTCCTTAGGAGAACACTATACAGTAGATTATAGGAATAATACAGTAAAGTTATTAGGATTTACTGTGAATGCAGGAGAGAAGATAACCTTCACAGCGACTAAGATAGTAGAAGCTAGTGACATTACAAATGTCACTCTCACATTCACTAGTCATATGGCTACTACGAGCTCTAGTACTGTAGAGGGACATGTTAAATTATCCGACTATGCTGACGACTTATTGACTGTAGATGATGGAGTTGCTGCAACTCCAAAAGCGGTCTATCAGTCTCGATTAATCAAAGATAATACTAATAATATAAATTATAAATTTGGGGTAGAGAATGGATTACTCTATCTAGAGGAGGTGTAGTATGGCTACAGGAGATAAGTTATATCTAGCAGATAAACCTACATTAGATAATATTAAGACAGATACTAGTGCTATCAAGAATACATTGACTGTTATCTCTGATAAGATAGACGATGTAGAAGCTAATAGTAAGTCTAATGAGTACTATAAGCCTACAGATGTTCGTGATAATAAATTCAAGGTAGGACAGCTCTCTGTAACTAATGTTACTACACCACAATTGAATATAACAGGGTCAGGAATATTCTATGGTTTTGTCTATAATAGTACTTACTACCTTACAGGAAACTCCTCTATAGATTATATCACTATCAATATAGATAATGTAAGAGTATATTATTCTGCCCTAGCTCATACTGAAAGAAGTGTCTACGGTATGATAACTCCTCAGATACCTTTATTCGGACAAAATCCTTCTGCAATGATCCCATATAGTATTCCATTGAGTCTGTACAACAAGAGCTTAGCTACTGATACGCAGAATGCAAGTAATAACTTAGTATACTTGCCTAAACCTATAAGATTCGAGAGTAATTTACAGATCACAGGCTATACCTCTAATATGACTAATATAGTACAGCAAGGTTTCTTGTATTACTATTATGAATTAGATTAAATGAGGAGGTAATACAGATGAGTAGACCTAACTTATTAAAGATATTCAATGAGACTACTGAGTCTACAGCCTATAGTAGGCTGAATAATCCTGTAGATGTGACTAAATCAGGAAGCTCTCTTATAGTATCCA